CGCGGGGCCTCGCTTTCCGGCAGTGCCACGGCCTGGCCAGCAGCGGCGCGCGCGCCCAGCGACTCGACGACACGTTTCAGATAGTTGTGATTGCGCAGCGGACGCGTGTCCTCGCCGCTGTCGCGCTTGGCGCGGATCGCTTCGACAGTGTCTGAGAGTGCGATACCGACGAGCCCGGTATCGGTGGCCAGCGACAGCGCTTCACGCGCCAGGCGCAGCTGACGCTCGTAGGCCATCGCCCGCTTCGCACCGCGAAACAGGCCGATATACGCGACCAGTGGGCGCGACACGTCGCGCGGCAGGTCGGCCAGGATGCCCATCATCTCTCGCAGCGCTTCGTCCTCCATCGCGGATTCGATCGCGAACGTGACGTGGCAGCAGGGGCAGCGAATATCCATCGGTTCTCCGGCGTTTACAGTGGGGTTAATCGATCGTTACGGGCGGTGGCGGCAGCGCCTGGGCCAGCGCCTTGAGCACCGGCAGGTTGCGCTCCCAGCGCTGGGGCACCCTGTAGCGCTCCGGCAGCGTCTCGCGCGTCTCGCCCATCGCCGCCAGGCAGCGGTCGATGTACTCGAGATAGCCGCGCTTCTCCTGCTCGACGTGCAGTGCAGCGATCACGCCCTTGAACTGCTTTTCGGTCTTGAGCCAGTCCAGCTTCGCGATGCCGGTCTGCTGCCGCGCGATCGCCTCGGCGTACGACCAGGGCGCCTCTAGCTCGCTCAGCTGGGCCTCGATCTTGTGCAGCATCTCCTCACGATTGAAGTTGCCCGGCTTGCGCCCGGCACGCTTGGGCGCCTTGGGCTGCCAGCCCAGCCGCTTGAACTCGTTGAGCACCAGCGCGACGCCGCGATCGGTCAGATCCTTGGCGCTGCTGACGCCGGCAGCGCGGGCCAGCAGCGCGCGGTACTCGTCGTCAGCCAGGCCCAGTTGGGCCTTGGCGATGTGGATCTGCGCGAGCTTGCTGCGATGGATCATGCCCCGGCCCCCGGTTGTGTTTGCGCTTGCTTGCGCTGGCGCGCTCGCTTGGCGATGACAGACGGCATCGCTTCATAGCAGGCTTTGCAGGGCTGCGTGGTTTTGCCGCCCCGCAGATAGAAGAACTCCGCGTCGTCGGGCCAGAATTCGTCGCACTTCGTGCACTGCTTTTGCGGCCCGATATCGGTCATGACAACGCTGGATCTCTGGCCTCGGCTCATGATTGCCTCCCGGTCATCTGGCGCTTGATCGCGCTACACCAGCCGCCGCACGGCTTGCCGTGGTCGTCGCCAGCGTGGCAGGCGAAGACGTGACGGCCTTTCACGGCAGCGGCAAAGTCTCGCTGGGTATGCAGGCTGACGGATGCCTCGCTACCGCGCTGGGCCGCACAGCCGGAACACATCGGCACGGCGTCACGCATGGCCTGGCGCAGTTGCTGACGAGACAGGCGCGGGCGCGGCTTCGGCTGGTAGCTCAGGCAAGTGACAGCGGCGCCGGGGTCTGTTGCCCAGCCGCCCTCGGGCCACGGGCCGCCGTCCTTCATCTCGATCATGCCTTCGAGCACGTCGCAACTGCCGAATCGGTCGCAGTGCATGCACAAGCCATCGACGAGATCGCGCCATTCGGCGCGAGTCGGGGCATACGGTTGGCGTTCGATCATCGCGCGGCTGCCTTACTTTGGATGCGCAGAACCTCCATGCGTTGCGCAACCTCATCTTCATCGAGGAGACGAATCACGTCGTTGTTTGCTACCAGGTGCCGGCGCATCGACGTGGGCGACTCCCACCAGGGGTGGCGGTGGCTCGTCTTCTTTTCGGCCTCTTTCTTACCGAAAGCCCGACGCACGGTCTTCTTGGATTTTCCGCGCCATACGCTGCGGGTGCGCTGCTGGAAGAACCGGCGGCCTTCCTCGCTCACCTGGTCATCCTTGAAGAGCCCTAGCCATGACGGGGCGAGTTCGCCATTGACGCGAACGGTGATCCCCAGGCGCAGCTTCTCCACGCGCTCCAGCATCAGTCGCACAAGGTAGCCGTCGCAGTCGAGATAGATGGGGTGATACAAGCGCATCACATCCGCCTCGATCTCCTTCCACTGCTCGGTAGTCGGTTGGGTTGTTGCCATGTTCCCTCCGGTTGGCTGCTCATCAGTGCCGGGCCACCACGCCCAGCAGACGCCCGCCATGCGGCGAGCGTTTCGCTTAGCTTCCTTCTCCCTCGGCCATCTCGCTGGGGTGCATTACTTTCAACGGGAAGTCCCCGACCCGATGGAGCGCCATTCGAATGCCGAGAACGAACCCCCTGTGCAGGTCGGTACCGGCGGCTATTCGTGGCCCATCGTCTCCCATCTGGAGGGCTGCCCCCTGTTCTGCAAACGTGATGATCTGCTGCAGCTGATCGCGGATGTGCTGGTGATGCTGCTCGGCCCGCAACACGACGCGCATGGCATCCGCCTTTATCTCGGCCTTGTCTGCTGCGCGCGTCAGATCTTGCAAGTGCGGTAACTGCTCGGCTGGATCGGTCATAGGGTTATCTCTCATGCACTGCGGGTTACGTGGCTGCGTCGGTTTGGCTGCTCATCAGTGCCGGGCCACCACGTCCAGCAGACGCCCGCCGATGATTCGGCGGGCGTTTCGCTTAGTTGCCTTGACCGTCCTCGAAGGTTTCCCGGTAGGTCGCGTCGCCCATGGCGGGGCCGCAGTCCGGGCAGCTGCCGGGGGCATGAGTACAGCGCTGGTAGACGCGACGGCGCTCGACGATGCCGTCGACGATCGCGCCGACACCGACCAGCACAAGCTGCTGAATGATGGTCAGATCGCGCGGATCTGTTACGTCGACGCAGCTGTCGACTGAGATTGCGCCGTGCTCGTTCTCGTAGATACGGATCGTGCAGGGCGCGCCATGGCGTTGAGTCATCGATTGGCCCCCGGCTTTGGTTGATACATCACGTGCGTGACGTGGTAGCGGTACTTGATGCCGGCCGCGACGTCGTCGTCGCGCAGGTAGTCATTCACGACGTCGACCTTGTCGCCGTAGACCTTGCGGGCGACTTTCCGGGCCGCTTCTTCGTGGCTCCAGGCGCAGGTGGCGCGCTGGCCCTGGAGCGTCGCGGCATAGCCGCCCATGGCGTCACGGACGCGGATCGTTGCGGATTTCATGAAGACGCCTCCATCTGTTCGAACGCCCAGCGCCAGGCGCTGTGTTTCCACCCCTTCGGGGTCGGGTTTTGCTTGAGCCAGGCTTTCGCCTCGGCGGCGGTGATGCCGCGTTCCTGCAGCTGGTAGAAGTACTGGCATTTGGCTGGCATCTCACACCCCCGCGATGTCGAGTGAGATGGGCCGGTACTGGTCGCTGTCGCCAACCCGCTCGTAGATCCGCACGTAAGACTTGCTGCCGGTGACCTGGACCGCGTCGCTGATCGCGTCCATGGCCTTGAGCCAGCGCTTATCGTCGATATCGAGCCGGCGCAGCCCCAGCACCTGCCCGGTGCGGATGTTGCCGCCGGCATCGACGCGGAACGCGTCCTGCACGATGGTCGCGATCTCGGGCCGCGCGTCGGCGGTCCACTCGCGCAGGCACTCGTCGATCAGCGCTTTGGCGGCCTGCAGGCGCTCGTCGAATGTGATGTGCTCCTGGATCGCGCGCTGGATCCTGAAGCGGCCGTCGAACGACACAAGGGTGACGTTGCCCTTCTTGCCGCCCAGCTGTACGTCGTACTCCTGGGCGCTGGTCTCGACGAATCCCTGGATCTCGCTGAACACGTCGCTCTTGAAGTCGCGCAGCTCGTCGCGCAGCTCGCTGGCGCGGTCGACGATCGACAGCACCAGCTCGTCACGCAGCTGATCGATCGGGCGGATCTGCGACTCGGGGATCAGTCGGCCCTTGGCATCCTTGCGGAATCCGGCGGGGGTTTGGGTCTGTTCGGCGCTCATGGTTGGCTCCTTTCAGCGCTGTTGAGTTGCCGCGCCAGATGCACGGCCATGGGAACGTTGGGCAGCGGCTCCAGTCCGCTGCTCTTGTCGAGACATTGCGGGCACATACCGGCGACGCAGCGATGGTCGATCAAGCCGCACCAGTCGCAGGCGGCGACCCGCGTCACGGCGTAGAACTTCGGGGCGCGGTTGTAGCGCGCGGTACCGATGACAAGCGCGCTACTGACCAGGCCGCTCAGGATGTGGCTCACGGCCTCGGCGGTCAGGCCGGTGACCTGGCACAGCTCGTCGAGCGTGGCGCCGTCGTTGGCCCGTAGGTGGCTCAGGATCATGTGGCTCATGCGTCACCCCGCTTTAGGAAGCCGTTACCCGCCCGGCGCGGGTAGCGGTGATGGTGCAGCGGCTCGATCGGGGCGCCGTTGCGCTGCGGCAGGTGCGCCACTTCGCGCTCGGCGGCTGCCGCTTCGTCTCGCCATCCGGCCAGCAGCTCGCCGATATCGACCAGGTCGCTTTCGGCCAGCCACGGGCCGTGGGTCGGGTCATCGTGCTGACGCTGCATCACCCCGGTGTCCTGCTGCTGCCAGAGCCGCAGGATCGCCGCGTGCTGGCTGACCAGCGGCGGCTCGCACTCGACCGCCGCTCGCTCCTCGTACAGCTCCGGGTCGGTGCAGAACTGCGCGAACGTGACGCGCAGCCGGTCAAGCCTCAAGGCCACGAACCGCGCCATCCGCTCGCACTGCTGCGGGTTGGCCATGTAGCGATCCAGCGCGATGCCGGCGCGGGCAATGCCCAGCAGCACGAACCGATCGGCGTAGTATTCGAGGGTTTCGTCGGCGTAGCGGGTCATACGTCACCTCCCTGGCGGGCCAGCCAGGCCCGCAGCTCTGCGGCGGTCGCGGGGCGCGGCAGCGCTGCCACGTCCTCCACGTCGTGGTCGTGCTCGTTGTCGTCGGCGCGCCCTTCGACGCGGGCGATAGCGATGCGTGAGGCTTCTTCGGCGTTGCGTGCGGCGACCATCACGGTTGTGCTTTCGCGCTCGGTCACGGCGTAGGTGACTCGCACGGAGAACGCTTTCACGGGCTTGTCCAGCGGCAGCATCACCGGCGACTCGCCGTCGAACAGGTCCGGGTGATTGGGGCCGGGGACCAGCATTGCCGGGGCGCTCATGACTCACCCCCGAGGTCTTTCCAGGCGGCGCGGATGTGCTCGGTACCGGGCTGGCCACCACCGGCAAACATGCTCGCCAGGCGTAGCGTCTGCGACAGGCCGCGCAGCGCGCCGGGCCGCTTGCCGATCTCATGACAGACGCGGCGGGCATCGGGCGCGCTGATCGACCAGGCGTCGAGCATCGCGTCGATGTCGGATGTCTGCGGACGGGAGAGGCGCACGCGCTTGGCGATGCGGCTGAACAGCTGGGCGAAGCCGACGCTGCGGCTACCGCCGGTCAGCTGGGCATAGACGACCTCGTTACCGACCAGGGCGAGCCCGACGCCGGCGGCATCGTGCAGCGAGCGCACGGCGTCGAGCGCGCGGCTTGTCAGGTGCTGGGCCTCGTCGATAACCAGCAGGCCACGCGTGTCGCGCAGGCGTTCGATGATGTTGGCCTCGATCACATGCACGGCGCCGCTGGCGCGGATGCCGAGCACGTGGGCGATGCGGGTCAGGATCGAGCCGGGGGCGGACGACGCCGGCGTGGCGGTGACGACCCACACGTTGGGCGACTGCTCGCGGTATTGGCGGATGGCCAGCGTCTTGCCGACACCGGCACCGCCATAGACGACCGAAACGGCACCGGCCATCTGCGCGAACGCGAGCGCGCTGATCACGCTGCGGGCGCTGGGGGTTTCGACCCAATCCGGCGCGGCGGGCAGCGTGCTTTCCAGCTCGGCGCTGGCGCGGCGGCTATCCAGCCAGCGCTTGATCGCTTGTTCGATCGGTGCGACCTGGCCTGTGTACTTCTCGGCCAGCCAGTGGTTGAGGCGAGTTTTGCTGACGCCGGCCAGGCTGCTGACCTGCGACTGGCTCAGCCCCTCGTCGCGCATCACGTCGCGCACCTGGGCGAGCAGCTGCTGGTCGTAGCGGTTGAGTTGAGTGATGTTGCTCATGCGTTATACTCCAGTTGCGATTGGTGGCCCCTCCGGGCCGTTCGTATGGCCTCGCCGAATCCCCTCGGCGGGGCCGCTTTCGTTACAGCCCTTGCTTCTTCCAGCGCTCCAGCGCGGTACCGATGACGGAATCGAAGCCGTATCGCTGCGCCGGCGCTTCCTCGTCGCCATCGTCCGGCGGCAGATCGCTACCCACGGCGCGCTTGCGCTCGCCGAAGCTGCCGCGCACGACGTCGGTCTGCAGCGGCGCGCTGTCTTCCGGCTCCGGCTCGGGCAGGTAGTCCGCGATCTGCACGTCGGTCATGCGCTGCTCGGCCTCGGCCTGGGCCTTGGCGGCCTTGCTGCGCTGGGTGCGGTTGCGTGCCCACTCGCGGGCGGCGCGGCTGTCGCCGAATCCCACCGCGTGGATGCACTCGGCTTCGCCGATGTAGCGGCCGTCGATCTGGTAGGCGTGGACGGTTTCGTGCAGGCGATCCGGGTCGAAGCGGATCACGACTTTGCGGCCGATGTAGTCGATCAGCGCGTCGCAGCTGTAGCGGTTCTTGCCGGCGGCACCCTTGCCGACGCCGAGCGCGACAGCGCCGTCCTGGTGGACAGTCACCGCTTCGGCGGTCAGCAGCCACATGCGGCGCTGGGCGGCGGTCGGGCGGCGGATCTTGTCGGCGTTGCGCTGGTAGCTCTCGTCGAATGCCTGGGCGAAGCTCATGCGCCCGGCGCAGATCTCGGTATTCCGGGCCGCTTTGGCGTTCCATTGGCGGATGGCGTCGGCAAGCACGCGGCAGAACTCGTCGAACGCGACGGCGCTCTCGCCGTAGTTCTCGGGCTTGGCGGTGACGTTGGGGCCGGTGTAGGCGCCCCGGAACTCGAGGCGCTTGTCGGCGTATTCACCCAGCCCACCGACGCCGAACGTGCGCTCGACCGGCTTGGCCTGGCCGTGCCCCTTGCCGTTGAAGACGGTCGTCCAATGGATCTGGATGCCGAGCTGGGGCAGCAGGCCCATCGGGTCGTCATCCTTCACCTTGAAGCGGTAGCGGTTCGCGACGCCGCCGGTCATCCACTTGTTAGCGGCGGCGCGAGTGTTGTCGATCGTCACGTGCTCCGGGATGCCGAAGCGCTCCAGCACGTCGCCCAGCGACAGACGGATCATGTCGGTGTGCTCGGTGCGGTCGGTGCGGAATCCGACGATGCGGCGGCTGTAGACGTCCTGCCAGAACCACGTCTTGGGGCGGGTGACGGTGCCGTCGGGGAAGCGCACGAACACGTTGTGCAGGTAGCCGTCGCCGTTGAGCCAGTAGAGCGCGTGCAGGTCGCGCACGGTGCGGCGCTGCGATGGATAGAGCCGCATCATCGCTTCCTCGCCTTCCCGCTTGAGCACCCGCGTGGTGGTCGGGATCTCCTGAACCCAGCGGTTGATCGTGCGCAGGCTCGGCAACTTCCAGCCGTGCGTCTCCGCAGCCTGGCGCGTGAACTCGTAGCAGGTGGCGATCGCCGGGGCCTCGGGCCGCAGATACTGCGCCTTGAAGTATTCCCAGGCGTCGTCGGTGCAAGCGGCGCTCGCGGTGCGGCCGGTGTAGCCGGGGGCCAGCATCGCCAGCCAGTCGCTGCGCTCGGCGCCTTTCACCGCTTTCTGCCAGCGGTAGAGCGTGGCGCGCGATTCGCCGTAGACCTTGGCCGTCTGCTCGATGGCGTCGCCTTTCTTGGCGCCATCGGCGACCAGGCGCTCGACACCCTGCAACGCCTGCAGGCGGCGGCCCGCCTCGTCTTTGATCGACTGCGGCTTGCGCTCGAACGACTCCCACAGCGACTCGCGGTCGATCGGGCCGGTGGTGGCCTTGGGCCGCTTTGCCGGTGCCGGCTCGGTCGGCGCGTGGGCTTTGAGCAGCGCGGCCTGTGTCTCGACCGGCAGCGAGCTGAACGCGTATTCGCGACCACCGCCCCGGCCGGCGCGCTTGCGGGTTTCCCAGCTATCACGCTTCGCGCGGCGCACGACGGCGCTGTGCGTGCTGGGCATGCCCGGCTGCCCGGCCAGCTCCTGGGCGGTGAACCACTGTTCGTTACGGGCGCTCATGACCGGCGCCCCTTGGTAGAATCATCCCAAAACGGCGCCACAAGCCCGGAGGAAAGACGTGGACAGATACGCCCAACAAGCCGCTGCACTGGCAGCGGAGCTAGTCGAATCACTGACCGAAGGCGAAATTCAATTTTTGCGCGAGCGCTTCGAGGCCGCCACGCTCCAGGATTGGCGGACCTGGCAGGAAGAAGCTGCCGACGACGTAAGAGCTTTTGTGCGCGCAACGCCGACTCAGAGGAGGCATCGAAAGCGCTGGAGTGAAGCGTTGCCCTTACTGACCCATGCGGCATACCTTCACTGCGTGAATGCTCACGCAATGCTGCTCGCAGCGTCTCAACATGATTTAACGCCAGGCGGTTCATACCGGGATGCAGCGGCGCGGGCTGGTGACGCTTATCACACGGCAGCAGCGCTAGCGGCTGATTTTCCTGAATGGCCTTGGCCGGGCGAATCGCCGATCCCTTGCGAGTAGATGCGCTCACCCTTCACCCCCTTCAAACAGGGCCAACTCCGGGGCGTCGTGCTTGCGCACGTTTTCCCGGTGCCCGGCCAGTTTCTCCATCGCCTGAGTGACGCCGAACAGCACGGCCTTGGCGTCCGCCTCGTCGCGGTAGAAGCGCGTCAACAACGCGACGGCATCGTTCAGGTGGTTCTGCAGATCCAGCAGTTCGTCCTGGCTGGTCGACCTGCCGGCGGGAATGTCGATCACCAGCTTCTGCGCGCTGGCGGCGATGTACTGCGTCACGAACGTGGCGTCGGTCGCGAACTCAAAAGGGCGAATCCGCTTGCTCGGAATCGAGCCATCCTTCATCCAGCCGTAGATCGTCCACTCTGTGGTGCCGATCAGGTCGGCCACGCGCGGCACGCTGCGGTTGTGCTTGTGCAGCGCGTAGTCCAGGCATAGCCGGATGGCGTGCTGCATGGTCTGCGGCTGT